AATAAAAATGTTGATGTGCAAACTGCAATACTTATAAAAGCATTAACAAGTTATATGAAAACCGGTGATTTATCTATTCTTGGATTTATCCGTGATACGGTTGGTGATAAACCGACTGACCAGATGAACATTACTGGTGCGGTTCCGGTTGTATTGAAGGATGATGTCAATGAATAAGGTTGTTTCACTTCAAGAAATGATTGGAAAGAATTATGCTGACTTTTGGAACACACAGAAACGTTATTGTGTGTGCAAGGGTTCACGTGGTTCCAAGAAATCAAAAACTGCTGCGTTAAGACGTATCTTTAGAATTGTGAATTATCCAAAATGCAATTATTTATGTATCAGACGATATGCAAACACAATCCGTGACAGTATTTATGCAGACACAAAATGGGCAATCAACAAACTTGGGTTGGATGCCTTTTTTAATTGCACAGTTTCACCAATGGAAATTGTCTATATTCCAACCGGACAGAAAATTCTGTTCCGTGGACTTGATGAAGGTACAAAGGTTACGTCTATTTCTGTCACAGAAGGTGTTTTGAATTTCGTTGATATTGAAGAAGCCTATGAAATATTAGAAGACGACTTCAACAAAGTGGATATGTCAATCCGTGGTGAATTGCCTGAAGGATATTTCAAACAGCTTACATTGTTATTCAATCCGTGGTCTGCCAACAGTTGGTTGAAACCACGGTTTTTTGATGTGGAAGACGATGATGTATTTGTCAAAACTACAACGTGGCAGTGTAATGAATGGTTGGGTGAAGATGACCGGAACCTGTTCCTGAAGATGAAGGAACAGAACCCCAGACGTTACCGGATTGAAGGTGACGGTGAATGGGGTATTGCAGAAGGTCTTATTTATGAGAAGGTAAGACTTGAAAACTTTGACGTTGACGAAATTCGTCAGCTTCCTGACATCAAGTCAGCGTTCAACCTCGACTTTGGTTTTACTGACCCAAATGCCTTTGTTTGTGAAATGGTGGACAATACGAATAAAAAAATATACATATTTGATGAATGGTATAAAACCGGTGTAACAAATAGAATTATTGCACAGCAGATTAAAGACATGGGGTATGGTAATCAACGAATTATTTGTGATTCTGCTGAACCAAAGTCTATTGCTGAACTTCAGGATGAAGGAATACTTGCTGAACCTTCAAGAAAAGGCAAAGACAGTGTAAATCACGGAATACAGTTAATTCAGAACTATGAAATCATAGTACATCCGAAGTGTGTAGAATTTTATAAAGAAATAAGCAACTATTGTTGGGCAAAAGATAAAAATGGGAAACCAACAGACAAACCAGATCATGAATTTTCACATGGTATGGATTCAATGCGTTATGGTGTCAGCAAGATTTTACAGCCTGACACATTTAGTTTTGATTAAAAAAGAAAGGGGCTGAAAGAATGTTTCAGTTTATGACTGCTGATGCAGTTAGTGAGCATCTTGCACGTCAGGATGTGCAGAGCAGAATGACAGACGAACAATTTGTTGTTGCTGAAATCAATCGTTTTCGTGGTTCTAAACGATTTCTTGAAATGATTGCAGGTGACAACTATTATTCCGGTAAACATGACATTCTTCACAAAAAACGTACTGCCATCGGTGACGGTGGTAAACTAATTAACATTGTCAATTTACCAAACAATAAGATTGTTGATAATCAGTACAGAAAAATGGTTATTCAAAAGTCGCATTTTTCGTTTGGTCAACCGTTTGTGTTACAGAGTAAAAACGATGCTTATGTTGAAGCTGTGAAACCGTACATTCAGACAAAGAAGTTCTTCAAAATGTTGATAGAACTTGCAAAGGACGTAATCAATTGCGGTGTGGGTTGGATATATCCGTATTATGACGAAGACGGTCAGTTTGCATTCAAACGTTTCAAACCGTATGAAGTTATTCCTATGTGGAAGGATGCAGAACACACAATTTTAGATGCTGCAATTCGTTGGTATGAAGTTGTTACATATGAAGGAACAGAAGAAAAGATTGTCACAAAGGTTGAAGTGTTTAATGCTGACGGTCTTTATTACTTTGAATTAAAAGACGGTGAATTTCTTGTTGCTGAAGAGCCGTTTTATCAACCATATTTCACTGTCACTGACCACGAAGGAACAGCACAGGGCTTTAATTGGGACAAAATTCCCCTTGTTGCTTTTAAGTATAACGCTGAAGAAGTTCCTTTGATTACAATGTGTAAATCATTACAGGACGGTCTGAACGAGGTTGAATCGCAGTGGGAAGACCAGATGGAAGAAGACCCAAGGAACACAATCATGGTCCTTGTAAACTATGACGGTCAGGACCTTGGTGAGTTCAGACGTAATCTTGCACAGTATGGTGCTGTTAAAGTTAGAACGGTTGAAGGTGGTACCGGTGACGTTAAAACACTTCAGATTCAGATCGATGCAGAGAATTACAAGGCTATTATTGAACAGTTCAAGAAAGCAATCATTGAAAACTGTATGGGATATGATGCGAAGGATGACCGTCTTGGTGGTAATGCTAACGAAATGAATATCAAGTCAATGTATTCTGACATTGAACTTGACGCAAACGGTATTGAAACCGAATTTCAGGCATCGTTTGAAGAACTGCTGTGGTTCATCAACTGTCATCTTGCCAACACAGGTGCAGGTGACTTTGAAGGTGAAGAATTAAATATTGAATTCAACCGTGATATCATGATATCAGAATCCAATGTTATAAATGATATCAAAAACAGCGTTGGAATTCTTTCTGATGAAACACTTATTGCACAGCATCCGTGGATTGATGACCCTGCGGAAGAATTAGAACGCATCAAAAAACAAAAGGAAGAAAACATTGACCTTTATGGTGACGGTGCTTTTGGCGGTAATAAGGACAATCCGGACGATGAACCGGATGATGAATAATTGAAGAAAGGGGTGTGACGGATGGGAAGTGAGTATTGGCAGAAATGTTTCCAAGCGGTAGAGGATATGAATAATAAGTCTGCACGAAAAACCGTTCAATCCATCATACCCTCTTTTGATAAAGCACAGGCACAGATTGAAAAAGAAATCAACGCTTGGTATGGTCGTTTTGCTAAAAACAATCAAATTAGTTTGGTTGAAGCAAAGAAATTACTGAACACTAAAGAGTTAAAAGAATTCCGGTGGGATGTTCACGAATACATAAAATATGGTCGTGAAAATGCAGTTGACCAGTTATGGATGAAGGAACTTGAAAATGCTTCTGCACGGTTCCATATTTCAAGACTTGAAGCATTGAAAATCAGAACGCAGAATGCTGCTGAAGTTGCCTTTGGAAGTGAACTTGACCAGATTGACGAAATGGCAGCACGTGTGTATATGGATGACTATTATCACACAGCCTATGAAATTCAACGTGGTTTGGGTATTGGTTGGGATGTCAGTCAGATTGACCAAAAGAAACTTGATAAAATATTAAGTAAACCGTGGACTGCTGACAAAATGACATTCAGTGACCGAATATGGAAATCCAAAACACAGTTGATTGATTCCCTGCACACAGAACTGACGCAGATGTGTGTTCTTGGAAAGGCACCTGACCAAGCTATTTCAAATATTGCTAAACGAATGAATGTTTCCAAGAATCAGGCAGGACGTTTAGTGATGACTGAATCAGCTTATTTTGGTTCTGCTGCACAGAAGGATTGTTTCAATGACCTTGATGTTGAAAAGTTTGAAGTGGTTGCAACACTTGACCATAAAACTTCAGAAGTCTGTCAAGAGATGGACGGAAAAGTTTTTGACATGAAGGATTTTGAAGCAGGTGTGACTGCACCACCGTTCCACGTTTGGTGTCGTTCCTGCACTGCACCGTGGTTTGAAGATGAAGACGGTGAACGTGCTGCAAGGGGTGCAGACGGTCAAACATATTATGTTCCTTCTTCTATGAAATATGATGATTGGTTGAAGTCCTTTGTGAACGGTGGTTCCAAGAAGGGACTTGCACCTGTTGTTGATATCGCAGAACTTCAGAAGCAACTTGCAGACAAAAAGCACGAATTGTCAGGGTTGAAAAACGAAGCTGACAAGGTGAAATTTTCCCTTGACGATTGGCGAAAAGGACATAATAACGCATATTATCAAAAATATGATGCGATGTCTGATGATGAATTCCAAAAATATATTCAGGATTTAAACGATAAGGACAAAGAATTGTCAATTGAACTGGACAAATTAAGGGATGACCTTGACCGTTATTATGACAGACCTGATAGGGGGACACCTGAAAGGGAACTGTGGGATAAGTGGAAAGCAGACAACAATATCGATCTTACTGATTTGAACAATACTTTTTATGCAAAAGATAATGAGTTGCGAAAAGTTCGTTATGAATTTAATGAAACCGTTGGATTTAAGAATTGGAAGTCCAAGTTTGGTAATAAAACTGAACAGGACTTTGTTGACGAGATTGCTGACATCGTATTCAAGCAACAGGACGTTCAGAAACAGATTGATGTATTGAATCAGCAAATAAAAGATGCACTTAAACATCAGGCACAAGTTGCTTTTGACGCACGTGACCTTGCTGAAATGCGTGATGATATTATCAAGAAACACGACAATATTCTGAAAACTGACATACAAAAAAAGGAATTTATGGATATTGTGTCGAATATGGATAAAGAACACGCAAATTTATATGACAAAATGTCTGAAAACTTTGGTCCTAACCTTTACTATGAAAAAGGTGCCGGTTGGTATCGTTCTGCAATGAACCGTGTTGAAATGGATTTGAACTGTCACCCTTGGGATAACAGCGTGGGAAGAAAACTGACTGGTGCGTGGAAAACAAAATTTCACGAAGAAATGCACCAATTAGATCATATACTTGCATCAAGAAAAAGTGACTTTGCATTGATGGACAATGGAAACGGTCATGCTTTTTGGGCGTTTACGAATACAAAAACAGTCACTGGAAAGAAAATGATTGAAGTTATTGACGAAGATGTTCTTAATTTAATCAATAAGGCTGTTGATTGGGATGTTTCAACAAACGGTGCTTCTGTAAAGCACATTAAAACCCTTGGACGAATTTCTTCTGATGCAAAAAGCAGTTTAATCCGTTATTTGAAAACGAATTATCCAACTGCAAAAGACAAGGCGTTGATTGGTACTGTAACCGATGCGATAGGAATGACCACAAAGGGAAACATCCATCCATATAAACAGGGTTTTTGGGGACATAGATTAGATTATTGCAAAGGTGCAGGAAAAGACGGTGCAACGTCTGAAGCATGGGCTGACCTTGGTGGTTTTTTCTTGCGTGGTGATACTGAAGCACTTGATGCAGTAAAAG